GAGAGCAACTGCCAAGTCACTGGATTTTCGAGCATATCGGGAGCGCTGGAGCAGCATGGGTCTCTCCCGCAGGGCTTATGCGCGCCATCGCGGCGTCGCCGAGAACGCCGTTCGCAAGGCGATTGCCGCGGGCCGGATCACGCTCGAAGCCGACGGCACGATCGATCCCGAGAAGGCTGACCGCGACTGGGCCGCGCGCACCGATCCGGCGCAGCAGCGCGGCCGTCATGCGCCCACGGTTGAGAGGCCGGCGCTGCAACCCAGCCAGGACAAGGCGGTCCCGCGCGCTGCGCTCGACGCCGTTCAGAAGACGCTCCGCGAATCCGGAGAGAAATCGGAAGGCGACGTGACCTTCCTGCGTGCCCGCACCGCCAACGAGGTGATCAAGGCGCAGGAGCGCAGCGTCCGGCTCGCGAAGATCAAGGGCGAGCTCGTCGATCGGGCGCGCGCCGTAGCCACGGTCTTCGGCCTCGCGCGGCGCGAGCGCGACGCATGGGTGCAATGGCCCGCGCGCGTCGCCGCGTTGATGGCGAACGAGCTTCGCGTCGATCCGCATCAGATGGAAACGGTTCTGGAAAAGCATGTCCGACGGCATCTCGCCGAGCTCTCGGACGTCCGGGTCGAACTCCGGTGAGGCCTATGACGGCGAGGCCGACATCATCCGCGCCTGGGCGCGCGGGCTTGCACCCGATCCGGCGCTGACGGTTTCCGAATGGGCCGATCGCCATCGCATCCTTTCCTCGCGCGCCTCCTCGGAGGCCGGCCGCTATCGCACCGATCGCACCCCGTACATGCGCGCGATCATGGACGCGCTGTCGCCGTCGCATCCGACGCGAAAGATCGTGTTCATGAAGGCGGCGCAGGTTGGCGCCACCGAAGCGGGAAACAACTGGATCGGTTACTGCATCCACCAGGCGCCGGGGCCATTTCTCGCCGTTCAGCCGACGACAGATCTCGCGAAGCGGCTATCGCAGCAACGCATCGAGCCGCTGATCGAGGAAAGCCCGGAACTCCGCGGGATCGTCATGCCGGCGCGCATGCGCGACAGCGGCAACACGGTTCTTGCGAAACGCTTCGCCGGCGGGCAGCTCGTCCTTACCGGCGCGAACAGCGCAGTCGGCCTCCGGTCGATGCCGGCGCGCTGGCTCTTCCTCGACGAGGTGGACGCCTATCCGGGCGATGTCGAAGGCGAAGGCGATCCCGTGGCACTTGCCGAAGCACGCACGAGGACGTTCGGGCACCGCCGAAAGGTCTTCATGGTCTCGACGCCGACGATACGTGGCCTCTCCCGCATCGAGCGCGAATACGAGGCTTCGGATCGACGCCGCTATTTCGTGCCGTGCCCGCATTGCCGGTCCATGCAGTGGCTCAAGTTCGAGCGACTGCGCTGGGAGAAAGGCCATCCCGAGACGGCAGAGTACATCTGCGAGAATTGCGAGAGCGGCATCGCCGAGCATCACAAGACGTGGATGCTCGCGAGCGGTGAGTGGCGCGCGACGGCCGAATGCGCCGATCCTCACGTCGTCGGTTTTCACATCTCTGGACTCTATTCGCCGGTCGGATGGCTCTCATGGGCGCAGATCGCCCGCGAATGGGAGGCGGCGCAGGGCAATGACTCCGCCTTGAAGGCCGCGAAGAACACGCTGCTCGGCGAGACCTGGCAGGAGCGAGGCGAAGCGCCCGACTGGCAACGCCTCTACGAGCGGACAAAGGATCATGCGCTCAAGACCGTGCCACGCGGCGCGCTCGTGCTCACCGCCGGCGCGGACGTTCAGCACGAGCGGATTGAGGTTGATGTCTGGGCCTGGGGCCGCGGCCTCGAAAGCTGGCTTGTCGATCACGTGGTTCTCGAAGGCGACACCTCCGGTGGCGCGGTCTGGGACATTCTGACGAAGCTGCTCGGCGCGACGTGGGAACACGAAAGCGGCGCGCCCATGCGGATCGCACGCCTCGCGATCGATTCCGGCGACGGCCGATCGACATCGCAGGTCTATTCCTGGGTGCGGAGGTTCAGCGCTGGCGTCGCGGTTGCCATCAAGGGCATGGACGGGTTCGACCGCTCGACGCCGGTCGATGGCCCGACCTATGTGGACGCTACCGAGGATGGCCGGAAAATCCGCCGTGGCGTCAAGCTGTGGAAGGTCTCGGTCGCAGTCTTCAAGTCGGAGACCTATCGCTTCCTGCGGCTTGACCGGCCGACCGACGAGGAGCTTGCCGACGGGATCGCTTTCCCGGACGGCTTCGTGCACCTGCCGGCGGGGATCACGGCCGAGTGGGTGAAGCAGCTTACGGCCGAGCAACTCGTCACCGTTCGCGATCGGCGCGGCTTCTCGAAACTGGAATGGCGGCAGATGCGCGAGCGCAACGAGGCCCTCGATTGCCGCGTCTATGCCCGCGCTGCCGCGTGGCTGCTCGGCATCGATCGCTGGACCGAAGCTAAGTGGCAATCACTCGAGCAGCAGGTCGCGGACGATCGGCCGAAGGAGCAGCAGGCCGGCCAGGTGCGCCTGCCGGTGAAGGCGGGCGAGAAGCGCCGTTCGCAATGGTTTTTCGGCCGCGACGCCGGCAGAGGATGGCTGAGATGAGCTGGACGCAGGCAGAGCTTGATGCGCTGAAAGCGGCCTATGCGAGCGGCACGCTTCGCGTCAGCTATGACGGCAAGACCGTCGAATATGCATCGGCCGATGATCTGAAGAAGCGCATTCAGACCATCGAGAGCGCGATCAACTCGGCGAACGGCAATCCGCGCCCGATCGCCGGCTTCGCTTCGTTCGGCCGTGGCGATCGATGAACCGGGCGAGCTCCTTTGCGACGCCTTCGCTCCTCGATCGCGCGGTTGCGGTCGTTGCCCCGCGAGCAGCGGTCAAGCGCCTGGTCGCGCGGCAAGCGTTCGCCGGTCTGGCGAAGCGCGCCTATGACGGCGCCGCCGCCGGCCGGCGCACCGATGGCTGGCGCTCGACCGGCGCGTCCGCGGACGCGGAGATCGCCTCGGCGGGCGCGGTTCTGCGCAACCGCATGCGCGACCTCGTGCGCAACAACCCGCACGCGGCGAAGGCCGTGAGCGCCTGGGTGAGTAACATTGTCGGCTCGGGCATCTGCCCGCGCGCGGCAAGCGGCGACGAGGCGCTCGACAAGAGGATCAACGATCTCTTCGCGGACTGGTCGAAAGTTTGCGACGCGGACGGCCGCAGCGACTTTCATGGGCTCACCACGCTCGCGGTCTCGGGAATGGTCGAGGCGGGCGACATCTTCGCCCGGCGCCGCATCCGCCGGGCAAGCGATGGCCTGCCGGTGCCGTTGCAAATCCAGCTGAACGAGGCCGACCATCTCGACGAGTCGAAGATCGACGGCCGGCCGGACGGCAGCCGCACGATCCGGGGCATCGAATACGATCCGCTCGGCCGGCGCGTTGCCTATTGGCTGTTCCCGGATCATCCGGGCGATATCGCGGTGCCGCTCTCGCGGAGCGTCGCGTCGGTTCGCGTTCCGGCGGACGGCGTGATCCATCTTTTCAAGCGCGACCGCGTGCAGCAACGCGGCGTCCCCTGGGGCGCGCCGGTCATGCGCGCGCTCCGCGATCTCGACGACTGGACCAATGCCGAGCTCGTCCGGAAGAAGACGGAGGCCTGCCTCGTCGGCATCGTCATGGGTGCGGACGACGCCGATCAGGGCGTGGCGCCGTCGGTCGTGGACGCCGACGGCAAGACGATCGAGCAGTTCGAGCCGGGCCTGATCGCCTATGCGCGCGGCGGAAAGGACATCAAGTTCAATCAGCCGGCGGCAACTGCCGGCGTGAGCGAATGGCTCCGCGCGCAGCTACACATCATCGCGGCCGGCTTCCGCATTCCTTACGAGTTGCTCACCGGCGACCTGAGTCAGGTAAACTATTCTTCGATCCGCGCGGGGATCGTGGAATTCCGGCGCATCGTCGAAGCGATCCAGTGGCAGGTCGTCATTCCGGTCTTCTGCCAGCCGATCTGGGACTGGTTCACCGAGGCGGCATACATCGCAGGCCTTGTGCCCGCACCGAGGATCGCGGTCACGTGGTCGCCGCCGCGCTTCGAGTATCTGAACCCGCTCGATGACGCCCGTGCCGATCTCATGATGCTGCGCATGGGCGCGACATCGCTCGCCCGCGTCATCGGCCGGCAGGGTGAAGACCTGGACGACGTTCTCGCCGAGATCGCCGCGACCAACGCCAAGCTCGACGCGCTCGGCATCGTTCTCGACAGCGATCCGCGCAAGGTGACGCAGCAAGGGCTTTATCAGCCCGAACCCGCGGCGGGCGCGGGTGGCGACAAGTCCGCGACCAAGAATTCCTGATCCAAGGAGGCAGTCATGCCCGAAGCAGCCCTTCGGGAGCGCCGGCAGGCGCTTCCGATGCAGAACAGGCTTGCGCCGGTTTCCGCGATCGATGCGGACGCGCGCACCATCGACCTCGTCTGGACCACGGGAGCGGCAGTCCGCCGGCGGCGTTACGATTGGGAGAGCGGACGCGTTCTCAACTATGACGAAATCCTCGTCGTGTCGGAGGGCGCGGTCGATCTTTCGCGGCTTAACGCCGGCGCGGCCGTTCTCGACAGCCACGACACGTGGTCCACGCAGTCGCAGGTGGCGGTGGTCGAGTGGGCCGCGATCGAGGGCGGCCAGGGCATCGCCACCGTGCGTTTCCCGAAGCCCGGCGTGGACGAGAATGCCGACCGCCTGTTCGCGCTCGTCGCGGACAAGATCGTTCGCAACGTCTCGGTCGGCTATTCGATCGACAAGGTGCGCATCGAGAAATCCGAGACGATCGGCGAAGTCGAGAAGTGGTTCGTCGAGCGTTGGACGCCTTACGAAATCAGCTTCGTGACCATCGGCGCCGATCCCGGCGCGCAAGTCCGGTCGGCGCCGCCCGACCGTCTGTTTCCGTTCGAGATCGTCAACCGGGCGCAGCCCGCCAACCAG